TAGATACTACTTTCCGTCAAGGCGAGACACTAGAAGTAGTCGATGGTGTTAATACTCCTCTTCTAGTTGTTGGAACCGATGGTAGTGTTCTACCAACTAGCATCCAAGTCAAGAATCCTGATACTGGAGAAGTTACATCTCTAGAAAGTCCCGCTATGGGATATGCCTCTGCTGTAAAGGTAGAAGAAGGTATTTACTTTGTCAATGGATATTTTGTTCGTAACGATAAGCAACTACTAGTAATTGATGATTACTATGATAATCCATCAGCAAAAGTTGGATTTACTATTAAGGAAGATATTGTAACTCCAGAAGAAGATGCTTCTTTATACGACAACTCAATCGGATCTTCAAACTATTCTGCTCCTGGAGCACACAGACTAAGAATCAGTCTCACAATCAAAAAGTTTGAACTGTCGGAAACGACTGATAAAAACTTTATCCAACTTATCACCGTATACAAAGGTTCGGTACAAAAGAAAGTATCTCCTACAAACTATAGTCTAATTGAACAGACTCTTGCTAGAAGAACTTTTGATGAGAGTGGAGATTACATTGTAAATGATTTCTCTGTAGATATTAGAGAATATGCACAAAAAGATGGTAATGGTGGGGTTTACAAAACCGACGAGTTTGATTTATACAATGGTCTCACAGAATCAGAAGCAAGCAGAAAAATGCTTGCTGGAATTGGACCAGGCAAAGCATATATCAGAGGATATGAAATTGTCAATAAAGAAACAAAGTATCTAGAAATTAATAAAGCAAGAGAATCACTCTCAAGTGATAATGTTACTTTAAAAACAAAAGGTCTCCCAACGTTTAATATTACCAACACTTATGGAAGTGTACCTCTAAACAAAGAAGGTGGAGATCTTACTGCTTATCCATATATCAATCTACTTGGAACTTACAATGATGGTTCGATCGGTCTAAGTGGCACAGAACTAGACACAGATCACAGACAAACTCTTGATAAGAGAGGAACTACATTTACAAGTAATGATGGTATTAAAACAATTACTATTGATGTAACAAATACTGTTACAACTTTAGCATCAATTAGTGATACTACATTTGCTAATCTAGCAGAACTTTATTTTATTAAAACTAGAGATGATGCTGGAAATGCCCTTACAACAGGAAAACTCAAAGCACTATCTTATGCTAAGGTAAACAAACCTCTTCTAAATGCTAACGATCAGGTCTTGTTCTTAGAACTTACCGTTGTTGGTGATAAAGACGATATTGATTTACTTCTCCTCGAATATGATCCAGGAGATTCTAACTATCAAAGAAATATTTTCCTTTCTGATGCAGATGCTGCTACAGATTCAAACGAGTTGGGATTCATTATTGACTACAGTGAGACTATTACTCCACTGATTGGTAGAGCAAAACCAAGCAACTTCTTTTTGAAAGAAAGAGGTCTAGGATTTAATTCAGACTCTGATATTATTTTATCTAAGGGTAGACTAGCAGGTGGTGGAGACACATATAACGCTGTATTTGGATTATCATACTTCGATCCACAGTTCTTTACAAAATTACTCTTAGAAACAACTCCCACCAATAATAGTTTTGGTATTGGTAAATATGTTACTGGTTTGACTAGTGGAGCATATGGTGTTGTTGAAGGAGCACCTTCTGGAGTATATTCTATTGGAAGAACTTTATTTGTAAAAACTCTATCAGGAAAGTTTGTATCTGGAGAGTCTATCAGAGACGAGGATGGAGTAACAAATAGAATTGCTAAAGACAATACTATTTCACACTTTATCGTAGCAAATAGAGGACTTGGATATGCTGATGGTTCGACTTTGGTAATCAATGGTGTTGAGTATGATGCTGCAGCAGCGGAAGCTATTCGTTTAACAAATGGTTCTTTCTATTCTGTACAAATCAATAATAAATCTGCTCTTTCTGTTGAATACGCACAACCACCATCAGTAAGTATTAAACAACCAGACGGAGCTGCTAATCCTAGCATTACTGCTGTTATTTTACCAGTATTGGTTAGAAATGCCGTAACCACATACAATCCACAGAATGTAAAATCTCTGTCGGCACAATATGGTTCTGGAAATGCTAATATCTTTACTGCTGATCTGGTAACAGACGATCAGGCATTTGCAGAAATTAAATCTGTAACTGATTTTACTTTCTTTGGATCTAAAGGATATAACTTTATTGAATCTACTAGTTTCAGTGCTGACGCTAGTCTGCTCTTACAGCAGGGTGATGTTGTTCAATTCTCTGATGAGGACAACAATCTTGTTCGCGCTGTTGTACAATATGCTACGGTTAAGCAGGGATCTTCTAAGTCTAGAGTATATCTAGATACTGTCTTACCTGGCAATGTTACTAACACCAGTATTGTTAGATTGCGTCCTAGAGTTGATAACTCAAGTCAGGGAACTCTCTTGTTTCCAACAGGAAGTAGTCAGATTAAAAAAGTAGCTGATACTCCAGAAGAAACAAAAATCAAGTATTTTTTCCGTAGAGATTTTGTAACTACAGCGTCTACAGCAGGTGGTACAATTACATTTGCTGCTCAGTTGCCATTTGGAACTCAGAGATTTGCTACATTTAATGAACAGAATTACATTATTACTGTTCTAGATCCAGGTGATGCTCCAAACATTGCCAAAGGTGATATCATTTATATTGATAAAGATAACGTAGTAATTTCATCTTCAACAGATACTGCGAGTGGACTTACTTCTGGTAGTATTAGCTTGAACTTGCCATCAACATATTTTGGAATTATTCCATCAAATGGAACGTTCCCTAAACTGAAATTGACGGCAACACTAGAAGTTCTGAACGCTAAACCTAGATTAAAAACTTCTATTGAAAATAGAAGAATTGTAGTTACTTCTTCTGGGGATCGAGTTATTCCTTTCAGAGGTACAGATTACGATAGTGATGTTGTTGAAACTATTTCATACTCAGATGCATATAGATTGAGATATGTATATGAAGGAAGTGCTACTCAACCACCAACTGTAGATACTTCTGGACAATTAATTTCTGGAACAGATGTAACCGATAGATTTACATTTGATAATGGACAGAGAGATACTGTATATGATGTTTCTAGAATTGTATTAAAACCAGGAAAAGAGCAAACTACTGGACAACTGGTAATTGCTTTTGATTACTTCGAGCAATCTCAAGGAGATTTCTGTACCATTGACAGTTATCTACATGAAGCAGGAGTAACAGAAGATCTCATCCCATCATTCAACTCTGCTGTATATGGCATCGTAAATCTAAAAAATGTATTAGATTTTAGACCAAAAGTAGATTCCACGACAACCATTGCTGGATTCCAAGATCAGTCTACTTTAGCAAATGTTGTTGGCAATTTTGCTGGTGCTGGATCTGTTATCGCTGCCACTCCAGCTCCAGATACAAATCTGGAATATACAATGTCGTTCAGTCAAGTACAATATCTTGATAGAATTGATGGTGTCTTCTTAAACAAGAATGGAAACTTCATTGTTAAAGAAGGAAACTCTTCATTGAATCCAACAAAACCAGATCCAATTGACGATGCTATTCCACTATTCTATGCTTACATTCCTGCTTATACACAGACAAGCAAAGATGTAAGAATTACTACTGTTGATAACCGTCGTTATACGATGCGTGATATCGGCAAATTAGAAAAGCGCATTGAGAGACTTGAGTATTATACCACTCTTAGTATTCTAGAGCAACAAGCTCTTAACATGCAAGTTAAAGATGAAATTGGTCTTGACAGATTTAAGTCTGGTTTCTTGGTTGATAACTTTGAGGCACATAGATCTGGAAGTCTTGTATCTTTAGATTATCAGTGTGCTGTTGATTCTCAGCAATCTGTATTACGTCCCCAATCTAAAGAAGATTCACTCTTCCTCGAAGAGGTTAATAAGAGAGAAGATCAGAGATTTGTTTCTGGATATAAAAAGTCTGGTGATATTGTTACTCTTCCATATACGAGTTTAAATCTTTTAGGAAATAGTTTTGCTTCCAAGACACTAAATCCAAATCCATTTGTAGTTCTTCAGTATGTTGGTGATGCTGCTTTATCGCCAAGTATTGACCAGTGGTATGATCAATCAGTAGAACCATTAGTTGTAGACACCAATACTGATCTTTATAAGATCTTTATTGCTAAGCAAGATGTTAGAGAAAGTTTCGCAAGTCTTTTTAATTCATTTGTTGTTAACTGGGTTGGTTCTTCTCCCTCATTTACATCTATTAATTCACTAGGACAAGTGAATTCTCTAGATGCTCAATCTTCTGTAAGTAATGCATCTACATCTTCTTCCTCAAACATCAGTCCACAAAACAATGATGTTGCTAAGGGAGTTCAATCTTCTACAGTAAGAGGAAACGTAGTATCCAATGGTATTCAGTTCTTTGCTAGAAGTCAACCAGTAAAATTTGTAGTTAGAAGATTAAAACCAAATACTAGAATCTCCGTATTCTTAGAAGGAAGAGACATTAGTCGTTGGGTCAATCCAGATCTTAGATTTACTGGTATTGCTGGCAATTCCCTGTCAGCATTTAATGGAACAATTACTACAGATGATGATGGAAATGCTAGTGGTCTTATCCTTCTCCCCGCAGGATTTGCTCCTAGACAAAATGCTACATGGGGAGGAGATGTAGATACTGTTGATTACGATCCAAACTCTGAGGAAGTAAGAGTAACTACTGGAGTAAAAACCTTTAGATTTACATCCAGTGCTACTAATGCTGATAAGTTATCAGTAGATACTTATGCTGAAGTAAAGTATTATGCTGTTGGTATTCTACCAGAAAATCCAGTAAGTATTATTTCTACAAAACCATCATTCTTCAAAGCGAATGAGGGAGTTCAGTTTGTTGATAGTAATACTGATAATCCAGTAAGACCAAATCCACTTGCTCAAACCTTTAAGATTGAAAACTATGATGGTGGTGTCTTTACTACTGGTCTTGATCTATACTTCAGCACCAAGAGTAATAAAGTTCCCGTGAAGGTTTACTTGACTAATGTCGAGTCTGATAAACCTGGCAAAAATATTATTCCTGGCACTGAAAAAGTATTATCACCAGCAACATACGTTAAATTCTTTACTAATGGAAATGTATATGTCACTAAAGGCGAGAAAGTAACAGGAACAACTTCTGCTGCCAGTGGTCCTATTGAAAAGATTATCGATAAAAATGGTGTAGATCTAGTTCCTTCTTCCTCTGGAAGATTCTTGCTAACAAACGAGCAAGTATATACCATGGTTCTCAGCAACCACAATGGTCGTTCTTTCAACCAGAATGAAACTCTATCAATTCCATCGGTAACTCTCAGAAACAACACAGAAGGAGAATCTGGTGTTGTAACTATTGCTAAAGATAGTGGTAAAGTTTCGGGAATTAGAATTACAAATCCTGGACAGAACTATACTAATGCTATTCTAACTATTGAAAGTCCACAACTTCCTGGTGGTTCTGTAGCTACTGCCAGTGTAGAAGTTT